AAATCTTGAATGGTTTATAACTAACTATTCTAAGAAAAATAATTTATCGTATAAGACAAAAGATGGTAAAATATTTAGTGTACACTGTGCATATAAATCAAGTTTAGATGGGTATAGTAAAAAATTATTTGATCCATTTTGTCGTTCGTCTAAGATATCATATACTGTTCCGGGTACATCCAATGAAATACATACGACTGTAGCACAGCTGAATTTCATAAGATGGTGTATAAAAAATAATATAATCGAGTATATCCGTGATCATAAAAATGCACTCTTTACTAAACAAGTGTCATGACTCCATTTTCAAAAATGAATGTTTGGTATCCTACATAATATAAATGTAGTGTATAATCACTTGTAAGACCAGTTTTCATATTTACATCTAAAATAGTTCTATTTGATTGTAACTGACTAAAATCCAACATTCCCGATGGTTCCACATTAATAGGATTCATCGAGAATGCATACGTATAAATATTTCGCAAAGGTCTTGATAACCGACTTGAAAACGGAACAACATATTTAAAATATTTATGATCACTATCTTGAATATTTGGTATATCTTCACCATTTACGAATATTTTTGCACTTGACATAGGAGGGTTGTAAAATTCATTGTTTACAGAATATTCTACATTTGAAGAAAAATTATACCTATTTGCAAAAACATTTGCAAGTAGAGTTGTACCACCTGTAAATACATCTTCATTTTCAAAAGCTTTTTGTCTAAAAAACCAGTTTATAGTTTTAACTGGTGTGTTTGGGATGAGTTCAATTTTTGCGTTTTTTACATCTACTGGTATATCTAAAGTAGGGTGTTTTTTAACAATGTCTGTAACGAGTACATGTCTTTTATTTGCTATATATGCGCGTTCAGATGGTTCGAGTGTTATCTCTTCAGTGACAATATCAAATTCACTTATTGTTAATTCATCCGTTTCGTTTGTAAAAAATGACTGTTTATGAAACTCAAATTCAAATTGGAGTTTTTGTTTATGTATAGCACACGTTGGAAAATAAGGACGATTTGGTTTATTTGTTTCATATTCGTCACTTTCATACTTACGTGAAAAGAGTAAAGGTATTGGAATATAAACACGCGATGTTTCTTGTGCTAGAAATTGATTACCGGATAATAAAGACGTGTCTTCTGCATTATTTCTATTTAAAGTGTATCTTTTTGTTCTTTTTTCAGATTCATCGAGATACAGTTCATCGTATATGATACCCCAATCACCATGATATTTTTCAACGACAGTTTCATCGACACGCATGGTTACAGATTTAAAAATGTGTCGTCCAATTTGGTCTGCATAATAACTATCTGACCCCGTCAAACGGGGCATTTCAAATGTTACGTACATATTTGCTAAAAGGTCACCCATATTCTTTGGATTATATGTAACTTTTATAGTTTTACCAAATGGCCATGTCGCTGAGGCATTACTCGGTTTATTAACATTTAAATTTTTATGAAATTTTGTAAAATTAGCGTGTCTTTTAGGTTCATACTTAAAGAGTGAATGAATAGGATCATCTTCTAAAAGGTATGTATCTTGTTTACCAATTGCATTAAGTGATAATATAGAACCGGTATTTGGACCAGATGTATCACACATACTTACTACTTATTGTTTATATATTTTTAAATCCCTTTTCCACATATCGACATGAGATAATTGTTGTAACATGTCAAGTTCTATTCTCGATTTTGTAGTTTCTTCCCTGAGGTTTTGTACAGCTTCGTGCGTGTACTGATATGTTTTAATATTCAATAAATACTCATACGAATTATCTATTTTATCAAATAGTTTTTTCATTTCATGTTCGAGATCCGACCGTTTACGTTTGAAAACAATAAGTTTTTCGTGAATAACCATATCAATAAACTTTGACACATTTTCTAATTTTTTTACTTTATTTTTCAGTGTAGTAATAAGATGTACTTTTCTTTTCTTGTATGTTTCTGATCGTATACCAACAAAATCGAAGAGTATTTCTTCTGGACTCGTATATTTATGAATACCTTTTGTGGGGTGAAACAAATGCATATTTGATACATGAAACGTTTTCTGAAGTTTGAAATCTTTTATAATATCACCACCAGTGTACCCCGTTATATCAAAATTAACATTTTCGGTTGTGCTGTTATTTACATAGTTTGTAATTTTCTTTTTTTCGATAAGGGTATCGAGGTACTCCTTATATTCCTGCGTCCAACGCCCCGGTGGAAGTTCTGTTATAGATATATTTTTACTCGAAGATTTCCATACACCTTCTGTAATCCATAACCCATCTTCATTACTAAAAACACGACCTTTAAATTTATCAAACCACGGTTTCATTGGAATAACAGTTTCACCCCTAATTATACGTTCAATATTTGCACGTATATCAATTGGGTTAAACGGTGGTATATATGAACTAAAACCCGTACCAATACCTTCGGTTCCATTTATTAAAACAGTTGGTAAAATAGGAACATAATAATCGGGTTCTATTTGTTTACCGTCATCGTCGAGGTAGTTTAATATTGGATCATCCCTCGAATCAAATAATATTCGCGCATTTTTAGTGAGTTTTGTAAATATATACCTAGTTTGGCTTGCATCTTTACCACCCATGAGACGTGTACCAAATTGACCACATGGTTCAAGTAAATTAATATTATTCGACCCCGTAAAATTATGCGCTAATTTTACAATAGTATCTGCTAAAGACACTTCACCATGATGATATGATGTTTTTTCAGAAACATATGCGGCCAATTGTGCAACTTTCATTTCAGATATGAGATTCTTAGTGAAACACGCGTATAACACTTTTCTTTGAGACGGTTTTAAACCATCAGAAACGTGCGCAATAGACCTTTTTAAGTCAGCAAGACTGAAATTTACTAAATCTTTATGAATAAAATCAGAAATACCAAGACGTTCAACGTTACCATATGGTATTTCAAGTTCAGATGCATTCTTTTCTGTACTTTCAAGTAACCACGTTTTACGTAAATCTGATTTTGTCTTATCGAATGCGAGAATTATAGATTCGTCCATGGAACTATCTGCATCGAATTGAACAGTAAGATCTTTTATTTTTTTAAAGTATTCACGTGCTTCCACAGATGTAGATGTACCGAGACCCTTATAATATTTGATTTTCCACCCAGCTTTACCGTTACCGTACCATTGTCTAAACGTCGAGTCTGTATAAAACGATTTTGTTTCTGAACCCTTACTTGCTTTTATGATAGGAGTGACCATACTCACAACAAATTTTAAATTGAGTAAACTTGGCCAGAAATAATGAATCATGTTAAGGATGAGACCCTTGATATGACTTCCATCGTTATCTGCATCGGTCATGATCATGAGTCGTCCGTATCTGAGTTCGGAGAGTGACGTATACACTTTACCTTGTTGAAGTCCCAAAATCTTTTTAAGATCGTTAAATTCTTTGTTTTCGGTAAGTTGTTTTACACTCGCGTCACGAACGTTCTTACATTTACCTCGAAGTGGGAAAACACCGTAATAATCGCGACCAACGACCGAAAGACCTGCAATTGCAAGCGTTTTAGCAGAATCTCCTTCGGTAACGATAAGTGTGCACTTTCCAGAATGTGATGTACCGGCCTTATTTGCGTCATCGAGTTTTGGGATACCCGTTATTTTTGATTTACGAGAACCATCTGTCTTTTTGAGCTCTTTCATTTCACGAAACTTTGACAGTGCTGTGAGTTCTGATTGAATACTCGTTTTTAGAATATTTTTTATAAACGTTTTTGGTGGTTCAAATTTACTTCCAAAATCTTGTGGTTTAAGTGTACATTCCGATTTAACCTGACTACTAAAACTTGGATTAACAAGTGTCGATTTTACAAAGACAAAAAATGCATTCTTGACTTGTTGTGGTCGAAGTTTTATCTTCTTTGCCATATCATCAATTATACCATTCGCGAGTATCCCTGAAACGTGGTCAACGTGTGAACCACCTTTTGTAGTACAGATACCATTTACAAACGATACGTGTTCGAAACCATCATCCGAAGGTGCGATACATACCGACCATCTATCGCTAGTGAATGTACACATTTCATCAGATTTCGTATACATTTTTGCATATGTATTGAATGTAGCTTTAGGTAACGCTTCACCTTGAAACTTCACTTTACAGTTTTGTGATGTACAAATGTTCGCATCATATACACGTTTTTCAAATATTTTGTATATAGAATCATCCATTTTTGTCATACCAAAACGTTTCCAATCAGGGACGAAAGTAATTGAAACGCTTGATGTAGCACCCGAATACTTTTTTATTTTAGGTGTACCACACAATTTCATATTATCTGACCATTGTTGTGTATATATACACTTATTTTCACCATCTTTAATTTTTATAGAAAATTTTGATGAATATACATTTGTAAGTTTTGCACCGTATCCGTTACGACCACCAACAACACGTTTTTGTGTATCATCATAATTTGTACTTGTAAGTAAATGACCAAAAGTCAATTCTGGGTTCCATAAACCTTCTTTTTCATGCATTTTAACTTCGATTCCACCTAAAGGTCCATTGTTTTCGATAGTTATTTCACCAGATGTTTTATCGATAGAAACAC